ACGAGCCACCCATTGGTCTCCCATCATTCTATACTCATCACCCTCTTCAATGTATGACCTAATGATACTTGGGGTGCTGAAGATTCGTGCGTCCTTGTAGGACTTGGATGCTTCCTCGTAGTAGATTTCTGCTTCTGTTCCACACGACAACATTGCCGTGGTCATTACATCCGTTAGGTAAGATGTATCTTGGATTTCAACCTTGACCAACTCAAAAGACTTGGGGTCTTTCATTTGGTTTCTGGCGAAGTCAACAACTTTGTCTTTTTCAGACTGACAAGATGCCAAGGTGATGATGGCGGTAAGGGTAAGGATGATGTGTTTCATATCTGTGTTTTTAAGTTTCAACAAAGGTAGTGATTGGATTTGGATTACACAAGGTTCTCTGAGAAATATTTTCTGTTGGTCTCTTTAGCCAGAAGTAGGTTCTCTTTGATGATTCTATCGGTGTGGAACGCACCAGTCCAAGGATTCCAAGAGAAGCCTTCAACATAAAGGTTTTTAACACCATACATCTTGGCTTGATACTGAGCCTTCTTCAACTCGTTCAACACTTGTTGTTCAGACTTGGGGGTATGATAGTTCATCTTTTTCTGTAGGTGATTGGCTGAGAACACCATTACCTCACTACCGATTTCAGAAAAACCCCACCCACTATTCTTTGCTTGGAATGGACTATCATAAAGAAAGTTGTCTTGCTTGTTCCAAATGTGGAACGGACAATCAATACCGAATCCGTGATGTTGTAGTGGGTTTGATTCTATTGGATTCCATCTACCATTGTAGTTGGTAAACAACATCCCCCATCCAATCTCAAGACCTGCCACATCAGCCGCTCGTAGGGTTCTGTAAGCGCAGTTGTTGGTCTCGCTCACTCTTAGATTATTGCTATCAGCAGAGTGGTAAGGGTTCACATCAAAGTAAGGAACGAAGTCATTGGAACGAAGTGTCATTAGTTTCATAGTCTGTGTTTTTTAAGTGTTCAACAAAGGTATGTCAAAGATTTTAATCCCACAAGCCCGAGCATAAAAAAAGGGGAAGATTTCTCTTCCCCCTTTCCACCTATGGAAACACAACAGAAACTTACTCTGATTTGGATTCCTCATCGTGGTGATGAGGAGTGTGGGTGTAATAGTCTTCACATTTGTATTCCGCCATAATGGATGCGGCTGTCAATGCGAAGTAGGTCTTGTCGTCAGCATCAAAGTCAATCAACTTGACCTCCTTGTCGTTGGTGTCCATATCAATGTGGTAGTGTCCGCAGTTGTGCTTGACACACCAAGATATTACACCACCTTGGTGAGATACTGGTGAACTGGTTGTGAAGGAAGAGATTTGACCAATCAAGTCAATCTCTTGGAAGGTAAGGGTCATCTGTTTCATATTGTCTGTTTTTTTAAGAGTGAGATACAAAGGTAGTGATTAGTTTTCAGTCCACCAAACATCCATCAAGAAATTTTTGATTGGATTGGATTTCTTGTCTTCCGAGGACTTCTTCGTCAGAGAGCCAAGAACAGAACCACTCATCACCCTTATTTCTCATTACAAGGTGTTGTTTGTTGCTTGGGTCTGATTCCCACTCTCCGATGAGAAATGGAATGATGTCCACCTCCTCTTTGATGTTATACTTCTCCATCATATACTGACAGAATTCACGGATGTCTTGGGTGTTGCGGATGGGTGTTCCCTCTCCTTTGATAATCTTTCTCATATCTGTTTTGTTTTTAAGTGTCCTACAAAGATACTGCGGGTCTGACAATAATGCCGCATTTCTCATAACATTTTTTCCAACCCCCTGGTCGTTTGTGTCGGAATTTGTTTTTGTTGAGGAGGTTGTCCTCATCACGGGTAATCCAACAGATGGGTGGATACATCAATAGGAGCATCCGAACATACTTGGTCTCCACTTGATACAACTGGTATATGAACATCATCAGAGGTTTGGTATGGTCTCCCAATACATCTGGCTTACCCTTGACAAGACCAGGGACATTCTTCTTGAGTTTAGTCCAATCAATACCCCTCTCTTGACATATGGCGTATGCCGCCTCTGAGATGGTGTGTTCCTCTACTTCACTCCAATACTGAATCATTCTACGGAGTGCGTATCTAAGGACATACTTCATATCCTCGTTGTCCGTAGCCTTATAGGTTTCTATATTGGAAATGACTGCCGGTAGTATAGCGTCAATGTTATTCTCTTTCATACCACGAATCTACAACAAATTTTTGGAATAAAAAAAGGGAGTTTTACAACTCCCCTCCGTTTTGTCTCATTTGTTGTTCTATAATCCAATTCCTCTCTTGGGTCTCCTCTGTGGGTCTAAGATGTGGATTGGTCTCCATCACCTTGTTTACACTCCTTCGGATGGTCTCGGGATTCTTGAGGTGTCCATCTTCCACCGCTTGGAACAATCCATCCAAGTCAGTGATTCCAAGTTCCTCACATTGGAGTTTCCAAATGGCACAAACCATATACTTTTTCTCCTCACGTAGTCGGGGGTCTCTCTCCAACAATAGGTGAACCATATCCTTAGTTTTCATTGCTCACTCCTTCCTTCTGTTCTTCAGCCACAATTTGTTTTAGGATGATGTCATACATACTACTCAACACATCAACGAACTCGTCAGCCTCTTGTTTGGTCATTCCTTGAAAGGAGACGTTCTCCCATCGGTCAAAGAACTTTTCCATACATTCGGTTTTGACATCATCGTCTTCCAAGTGATGGGTTGCGTAGTCGTTCATAAGATGATTCATCTCATCCATAATGTCCCGTAAATTTAAGTTGTCGTATCTCATAGTTTTAAGTTTAATTGTCTGACAAAGATAAAAAGAATTTTCCAATCTTCCAACATAGTGATTGAAAAATCCCACGTTTTTTTTCTTCGTTGGGATTGATTGAGTAATAGGGGGCTGGCTCCCCAAGAGCGATTCTATCCTCTGCGATGTAATCCTTCATCACAAAGGTATGGTTGTCTTCATTCCATCGTTTACCATTACGGATTCTGTTGATGTGGATTCTACTGACACCAAATTTCTTGGCAATCTCACCATCAGACATATTTGTATTTGAGAACAGACTTCTGATTTGTTCCACATCTTCCCAATTTAGTTTAGAGGCACCAATCACTCTTCAGCCCTCCCCTCTTCTAATGTCAGACCTTTTCTTCTCTGACAATCACAATCTGATATTAGAGCGTCATACGCATACTCTGGTTGAGTGATGGTTGTTGCCCCGTAGTGGAACGCTTCACCACTTTCCCAAATCTCATCAAAGATTGTTTCAATACTTTCCCCTTGGTCAATTCTTTCTTGGAAGGGAGCCCAAATTTCATCCTCCAACACCACACTGATTTCTTGTGTTGCGAAGGGTCTAACATAAAATGTGATATTCTTCATACTGCCGTTTTTACTATAAATATATTAAAATCCCACAAAAGTATCAAGCATAAAAAAGGGGGACAAGATGTCCCCCACTACCTACACCTCCGCATATGAATAGGAATAAAATAATGGCAATAAAAAGACCTATTCTTCGGGTGTAGTGGCTGTATAGTTGTCGGGTAATATAATCTTTACCTCAATCTTATCAAGTCCGTTATGGTTGACATCAATTGATTGTTTCACCTTATATTCGGGGTGTCTGTGTTTTAAGAAGAATTGTAGAAGGTTTGGGTTTTCCTTTATGGATTGTTTGAGTATCTCCTCCGCCATTTCCAATTCAATATTGAAATACTCCTCAATGGCTTTTCCAAACTCTTCATCGTATTTCTTCCAACGATAATAAGATTTATTACCACACCCACATTCTTTGGTGGATTGTTGAACCGATTTCCCTTCAGCCAGTTTGTTCAACACACACTGCTGTTTCTGCTTTGTTGTGTGTCGTTGTCTATCTTCACGGGTATGGATATACCCTTTCTTATTTGGTAGTTTTGGCTCTTCCATACATAACAATTCGTTCATCTGGTGTGTTTGGTCTCTCACCAAGTTTCTCAAATATAAAGTTGTCAATCAACTTAAATTCACTCAGTGCCAGTCTATTCCAACCAACAGATTGTAATCGTTTATCTACTTTCTCCAATGGACTCAATTTACAAGCGCATCCCATATTAGTCTTCCTTTTCTTTTAATTCTTTAATTCGTCTGTGAACTCCCCAAATGAGTTCATTTAGATAATAACACAATTCGTAGTTTTCTGAATCCTTGAGTTGATTTACTTGTAGTTCAATCCTACCCAATGTGTCTGAAAGTATCTTGGATAATTTTATATTGGTTAGTTCAGAAATCTCATAGCAATTAGCAATCAACAAATCCACACCATCCTCAATCAATTTCACTCTATCTTCGGATGTGAGGTTGAATAAATCACTGCTATCAATTTCCTCCAATAGTTTCATTTCTGTAGTTCTTTTCTTAGGTGAGTGAGTTCTAATGACATATTATCAATCTGTTCCTCATACTTGTCAATCTTCTCCTTGAGTTCTTTGATTTCGTTTTTGAGGTCATTGATGGTATTAGAATATACCCCCAATAACTCTTTTACGTTCTGTATGACGATAGAATCCGTCTCGGCATTAGATTTCCTTTTACCCAAGAAAAAACCTCCTATAGTGGTCAATGCTGAGACCAGTGCTGTTATTACTACTTCATTCATATCCTAATAAATATTACTTCTTCCCATATTTTTTTTCAAGGTGTTCCATATACTCTTTTTGACTTGGGAAACTATAGAATCCTAATTCAGTTAAAATCCTTTCTACTTCTTGTCGTTCGTTGTCTACGGCTCGTTGATGTGATAATTTACTTCTACACGATGAACACATCAGACAATTACCATACGCATCCACATAGTTCTTACATCCTCTGAATTTAGATTTAGGGAGCCAGTCATTACATACGGAGCATTCGTATTCCCACTCCCCTTCGTAGTTCATTTGTTTTCGTCTGATAAGTAAGTCTGGTTTCTCCATAAAATAAAAAGGGGTGTGGATTTAAGATAAGAAGATAAAAATAAAAAAAAATAATGCCGTATGGGATTACCACACCCCTCTAATATAAATATCCCTTAAATGAAAAAAACCACACCTAGGGACTGATGTGGTTTTAATAAACTTAAAATGGGAACAGAAATGAAATAAATCAAATCTATAATATAAATATATGAAACCCTATGTGCTTGTCAAGTAAATTTATTTATATTCTAATACTTCTATACCGAAGTATCTTGCGGGTAAATGATATATCTGTATACCATTTCTATAAATTGAAATATGCCTACTCTGAATATTGAAGTCATCACATTCAATACAATCTCTAAAGGTTGAGATATTTTCTCCTTTACATTCAATAATTCTTATTTTCATAAGACAAATATAGTAAAGGAGAACTTGTTTTCCAAGAAGGAAATTTCTCTTTTAGGTAAGAAAGTCAAGTCCCCTCTAGATGCTGCTAGTGCTAAACTAGTCTTACGACATCTAGAATGACTCACCATCTTCAAGAGAATAATCTCTTTTGAGGCTCACAACGCTCACAAGTCCCTAGAAAGAGCAAGTGTGATTTAAGAATCCTTCTTGTCTGGGAAGGTCAAGTTTCCAACCTTCAATCCCATCTTACTCATAAATATAAGAAATCAGAAAAAGAGAAACAAGTCTACTTAGATTTTTTCTTTTCCTCAAAAGGCTGATTTATAGCCTTACGAATTTGTTGAACGTGGTCTTTACAGATATTATATCTGGCACTGATTGATGGAACAGATTTAACCATATTAGAATTGGCAGAACAACGACTGGCATAACCAATTAAACTTTCACCTCTACGATAGTCTGGTAAGAATTCACCCATATTACTTTGTTTTTTTGATTCTAAGAAACTTTTATACCCTCAGTGGTATACTGATATACCTTGAGGTGAGATAATTGATTTAATACCAACAATGGTTATTCCAAGAATATCTTGGTCTTCTGTTCAATACCAATCCACCTGCTCTCCATCTCTCATCTGGATTTGCCGGTTGAAGACCATTCATAACCACGTAGGTATAGAACGGATAGTATAGGCTCTGATTCCAATACAACCAATCTGAACATCTTTGAGAGTAGTAGGTAGCCAAGTCCTCCATTTGGTTCTTTAGAGTTCTCCAAACAGCCAAATCAACGGGACTACTAAATTCTGAATTTTCGGCTTGTAAGCCACGATTAGCATACTTAGCCAAAAGGTTATTGGTAAGGTAAACCCCCGTCCAATATAACACCACATTTTGGAAGTAATCATCCAATACAAATTTCCAATCTGCGAATTGAGGTTGATTTATATCACCGGTGGTAATCAATCTATTCATCTCATCAAACATCCTATCACCCATAAGGTCTCTGGCTTGAATCAGATGTGCTTGGTTTAGAGCGGGTAAGATATTCCCACTCAATAATGAATAGTCAATTGGTAGATTCTCTCTAACAAAACTCTCGTCAATGTAATAAACATATGCCATCTTATGATGCGAAATTAGGTGTAATTAGTTTATTCACAACCTTCACTGGTTGGTTGAATTTTAATGACAATACATTCTCAATTGACATATTGATTTTCTTCAATGCGGGTTTAATAACCATCTCCATCATATGCTTGGTAGCCACAACCAATTCATCAGCATTCTGACTGAATGGATTTGACCCAAACGTCTGAATCCCAAGAAGAAGCGGTGAACTTATCTGATTGGATGTTAGGATAGATTGAACACACATTTGTAATACCTCTGTGTAGAATGTATCGTTGGCTTGGTTGGATATTGTTTGTATCTCGGGACGCTCTTCAGCCGTATTAGAGAATGCCAACATTACCTTCTGACCAGTTTTACCTTGATAAGACCTCAATAACTCATCGTAGACGAGTTCTTTTTCCTCTGGTGTAGGGTCGCCTATCAACGACACAAATAAGTTCGGCATAAGTGATGTGGCGATATTACGTTTGTGCCAGTCAAATACCTCAGACTCCAATACCGCAGCATTGATTCCCGCTTGGTAAGGGGTCACTGGATAGTGTCTGTTGTCAGATGGGGTGTATTGTTTCCAATAGAACAACTGACGAGCCTCACCTCTACGTGTCAAATCCAAGTTGTGGAACTTGGTAATCTTTTTATTCTGAACGGGTAATTGCCAGTATTCAGAGTAGTAGAACCAATCCATCTCTCTGTCGTGTTCATCGTAATCTTTCTTACCAACACGAACATTTTGGAAAGGAATATGATAGATACTTTCTATCGCTGTCCCCTCACGATTGGGTATGGCTTCTAGGCAGTAGCCCCCAAAAATCCAAAAGTCATAAAGAATCTTGTAGTATAACTCCGTAAGGGTCTCATAACGATTTACCATTGGATTTCCAAGGTTTTCAAGTTCCACTCCATCTCCAATACTCATATTGACCTTACTATCAATACACACAGATAAAACGGGTGAACTCTCTTTGATTTGTAATAAGAATTGTGGATAATCGTTATTTATATTTCCCCAAGAAATCCAAGGTTTATTCTTTGTCTCTACCTCAACATTCTCACGCACATCAACTCTGTTGATTCTGTAATCAATGGTAAAGGACTTGAATTTTAAGTTGTCTTGTAAATTATCCATATTCTATAAATAGTTAAATTATCTTATTGTGTGGAGGATAAATCCTGGTGTAAAATTCACTGATGATGTTGAAGTCAAAGTCGCACTATCACTTCCAGTCCAAGTTGTTGGGAAACTTGCTAATGAATATATGTTAGTATTCACTTGAGTATAAGAAGTCGCCGCAGAATTAAATGGTGCGATATATTGAGTTCCAGCGTTGTTTATTACAAAACCATTATTCCACATCAATATACCATTAGAAAAGTAGAATGAAGGTTGAATAGCAGATTGTGAAAAACGACAAGCGGGAGTTCCACCTGCGTTAAATCTCACAATCATAAAATAAAATCCAGGACCAGTTCCACTGAAGGATAAATCACCGGATGTTAAACCAATTGTCTTAAATCCAGTTGATGTCGCATCAACATTATAGACAGCGGTCAATCTTTGATATGGAATATATCCGTAAGTGTCGTGATATTGTGAGTTGTAAAATGCCACATCAACACTTTCACCAGCCCCCAAAGTCAAGCAGTTCATAGTGAATGCTGAATATGAGTGTAAACCATTATCATAAAAGAATGTTTGTGCTAAAACATTCTGAGAACCCGCTGGCGGTGTTGCGGTTGTTCCAATTCCATTACCATAGTATTTGGCAACTCCTGGTCTATAAACGTTAAAAATGTTGGCTCCCTCAAATCTGTTTTCTGCGATTTGGACGCCAGTATCGTTTCCAAGACCATCTTGTAAGGCTTGAACCGATTGTGTAATACCCGTAGTGGCTGTCTCTAAATTTAGGACACCGGGATAACTAATGTTGATTGGTAATGATGATAAATCTGCCATCTTCTGTATTTCTTATTCTATAATTATCGGCTCAACCCATTCAATTAGGGGTAAGTTTTTTACCCAATCATTTTGGGGGTATATTGACCCATTTATTTCTTCTTGGGATATTACCCAATTCGGCGGTGTATTTCCATCTATAATTGGATAGAAATACCAATCTGGTTGAACCATTTGTCCTTCCAAATCTTCCCTTTGTCCTTCTGTAAGTTTTCCTACTAATATCATAATCTTCCTAATGCTGTATTAAAGTTAGTTATAATTGTGTTTAATGTGGATACTTCACCATTAGTGAATGGAATATTAGAAATCATAAACCAGTTGTATTGTCTTGTTGTTGGATTACCACCCACACCTCTTGCTCTCATAACATACATACTCAAGTTTGTGCTTCCATAGATGGCGTCAACTACAGAACCCAAGAATGAACCATTCGCATAACCACTAACATCACCAGCGTCTTTTCTTTGTAAGAAATTGAAACCACTTGTTGATGGATTACTCGCACTGAAATCACCCGATAGGTCTGCTTGAATACGACCTCTCATTTGACCCGATGTCCCTTTAATATTCATATACGAGTTTCTTTCATTAGGACTAATACTTCTAGCGCCCATATCGTATTGAGTATCACTATTTGTTGGGTTATTCATCGTGTATGCTCCAAGACCAGTGTATCCACCACCACCATCAACACTTTCAACCCAACTCGTATCACCGAATCCGTTTATTCCGTTTGATTGAACATATTGTGAAGTAAAGGTAATACCACCAGCCCAAGTTATAGTTTTAGTGCCAGGGTTTAATGCGTTGATTGCGGTTGATGCTGATGTTCCACCCAATATTGGATACAATACAGATATATTATCATAAAGACCCGCAGATTTTAATGACTTGAATAATGTGTTTGTTGCTCCCGAGGTAATACAATCAATCGTTCCCCCCGCAGCCACAACAGCATCAAGGTAAGTTATGGCGTCAGTATCGGGAG